GACGATAATGCTTTCGCAAAATCGTTTTGAGACTCTGCTTTTAGACCCCCGACCTGCTCCTCGGAGAAGGTCGGCTAAAACCAGGGGTGATTTACCCGTGCTTTCCGAAAGGATTGCTCGGGCGATCGCCTCAGCATACTGCGCGAGCGGCTACCGTGTCAAGGAAACTCCTTTTTCCTTGATTTGGAGACGCTCTATAAAATATGGCGCTCTTGCAGTTGAATCCGAACCCTTTCGGATCCAACTAAAGAGCGACTGCTTCTTATTGAGGAAGTTTTCGATCGAAGGGGGGTTGCCACCCCTCACGATCTTCAACCTTCCGAAAGGTCAATTCCGCCCTTGGACACGTGAGTCAGCCTACCAGTTTAGTAGATTGGCTCGTGCGCTTCCAGGGGCTTCTAAAGCCACTTGCGACAAAGCTCTTTTGGATTTTTGCGCTATGGCGACGGTTAGTGGGGGAGAGTTTGATCCTCCGGCAGTTTTCGAACTGCTCGTGGATGACCTGCCCCTTTCGCTTAAGGATAAAGACGGTGATCCTGGAATTCCAGGGTTATCATCTTCCTACTCTACCGGCCGTAAGGAATTCGGGCAGATGGGCGAGCTCGCTCATCTGTTCGATCCAGACGGATCTTATCCTCAGATTTTTACGTCTCGCCAGAACAATCCTATGATTGTCCGACGTAGACTCGATAACATAAAGAAGGCCTTTGTTGAGTCGATTCCCCACGAGGGAGTAAACTTAATGAGGCCAGTCGCTTTGAGTGAAAGGGGAAACAAGTGCCGTTTGGTAACTTGTTCCAACCCTTCGCACGTATCTCGAGCTCACGGAATCCGGAGTCGCCTTTTTCAAGGCCTCTTCGAAATCCCTGAAATCTCTCGTTTCTTGGGTAAGGCCCCCGCTCGTATCTTTGTCGGACACAGTGGTTGGCTTGTCTCTTGCGACATGAGCCAAGCCACGGACACTGTTAAACACAGTGCCGCGGCCTGGATCTGCTCACGTCTTAACATAGATCCAAAACTCGTTTTTGAGGGTTTCCTTCTGGAAACTCCCGAAGGCGTTTTTAGGTATCTGCAGGGGATACCGATGGGTATGCCGGCCTCTTGGTCGATACTTTCGGTATTCCACTATTTGTGCCTGAAGGCCGCCGGCATCTTGAATTTTGCAATTCGAGGTGACGACGCCGTCTTCAGGACTCACGAAGAGAAGTACCAACGCTACCTATCACTCGTTCGAGAAGTAGGTTTCGTTATGAACTTAAAAAAGACTTTTGTTTCCCCCTCGCACGCTACGTTCTGTGAAGAATTTTACGTTCTAGATGGAGACTTCATCACTAAGGTACCGACTGTTTCGCTCAGGGTTTTCAATCCCGAACAGATCAGCCTGTCATCTATACAAGAATCTCTCTCATCGGACGCTTACACGCCTGAAAAGAGACACTCTATCGCTCGATTAGGAGCCCCTTACCTTTTTGCTTTCGCAAAGAAGTATAAGGTTCCAGCTTATTTACCAACCTACTATGGTGGCCTTGGGTTACCCCCAAAGACCGCCAGATCGAGTTGTAACAAACGGTTTGAGGCTAAGATACGAACGATTGATACCCAAGGGTTCAATCTTCCGTGTATAGCCGCTATTCGTGGACCGAACTCGAATCGATCATCGCGGGGCCTTGCGGCTTTACGGTGGTCGGTTAGTTCGGACTGTAGATGTACCCACTATGAACGCTTGCGTTCAGAAATGGTTATGTCTTCATTCCTACAGGATTTAAAGGAGGGGAAGGCAGTTCGGCAACCGCCCTCCATTCCCCGGCAACTTCGCGCCCAGGCTTCGGCCTGGTCGAAGGTGCATCCATCTTATTCCGACGGAATGTCTGGCCGACCGTACCTCTCGCTCTACGGCCGTCAGATATATCCAGTTGCTTCAGACCTCGAATCGGTGTTTTCACATCGGTCCGCCGTCTGTAAGCGTCATCAGTTGAGAGAAAAAGTCGTGCCCACTTTGTCATGGGCACCGACCTTCTTTCCGATCTGAGTCAAGAGGATCACTGATCGCTCTCCCTCA